TGTCCTTGCTTGTGCAGCCGTTGTGCAAAGTACACGCACTCATCAACAGAACGAAAATACATGTCATTACTAACCAACTTACGTTCTTCACCCGTTTCAACAAATACGAACAGCAGAAAGACATGAATCAAGACTGTGTGACTGCGCCCTTGGTTCGTTTGCGCCGGTCACCCATGACAACGCCACAACCACGAGCCACCGCAGTCCCCTCTACAGCCTTCCCTCGAAAAGGTCTTTTTGATTTTTGTCTTGTGCCTTCTGTAAGCTCGACTCCTCCGTCTGCTCGTTTGCTTTTCTTCTTTTTACCGCCGGTTCCGTAGTTGGCTGCACCGACTTTTCTGCATTTCGCAATGGCGCCGCTTGCGTACGCCGACGGGAAAACGCGATATCTCGCTTTAACTTTGTGATAGCATGCATCTTTAGCCATTCCTTCGTTTCCTCTTACTGGCGCAATACGCTTTTTCACTAAACCCTTTAGGCCGTTTGCAATTTACTTTTCCCTTACGAGCCTTGGTCCATTTTTTCTTTTGTGGGGGCTTGGTTATCTGCTGCCTCATTGAACCACGCGACATCGCCATTTCTTTGTCTCCGAACGTAATCTTCCCATAAGGGGGTCAACATTTTGTGATTGGATTCAACCTTGACGACAATGACCGCCGTGCGCTTATCGACCTCTATCAGTGTCGTGAGGATCCAAACCACAAGAGAAAGAGCCACGCCCCCAAAAGTAACAAGGCCGGCTTTAACCAAAGTTTTTTCATCTAGCATTTCCACCTCCGCCGTGCCTGACGTAGCCGGCTGTTCGGGTTTTTTGCAGCCTTTGGAAACTTCTTCATTTGTCCCGCAGAACGAGCGCAGAAAGACTTGCGTCTGTTCGCAGCCTTACTACCCTTCTTGACTTTACCCGTCACTGCTGTCTTGAGTTTGCTACCAGGGTTTGCACGGCGATATGCCTTTACCCCAGCCTCAGTCATTCCCGCCCCAGCTTTTGTGGGGCGGAAATTCTTTTTGTTTCTTGGCGGCATCTTGCTGGGTTTACGTGCCATGACGCTACCCAAAGAATGCAGTTATCGAATCAACATTCGTCAGTGTTACGTGACAACCGTCTTCGAAAATTATCCCATGATCTGGAACAGTAATCTGAGTGTCATCTCCTGCCACAAAAGTCATGGTTAATAGGGTCGTACCAGACCCTCCACCACTTCTGAAAACAGCAGCAGGGCTACCACTGCTTGCACTTCTAATGACAAACGACTTGAGTCGAGTTCTTCCGCCAAGCAATGTTCCTGTAGAGGTCGCCGTTTTAGCAATAATGGAACTTGCCATTTCAAACTTCCTTACTAGGCTTCGTAGCCCATCATCTCGATGAAGAGTTTGCCCGCAGTATAGTCGGCATCAGTGGCCGCACCTGTTGTCAGGTAAAGGAACTCATCCGCAGCCGGAACTCCGGTGAAGTACACTTTGCTGCCAGTCGTTGCATCACCAGCATTAACCAGAAGTGTCTCGGTCAAATCAGCGATTGCCCCATCCTCAACACCCGTGCCTTCTGTCGCGGAATGAATGTTGATATCCGGATCGCCGCCAGCAGGTGCCTCAAAACACTCCATGCTACCTGTCAAGATAGTGCCGTTCTTTGCGGCTGTGATCTGACCAATGTGACAAACCAGTGCCGTACCGTTAACCCCGATGATATCACCAGAGCCGGTTGAGCGCAGACCTGTAAGGTCAATAAGAATACGGGTAGTGATGATGCCGCCCATACGCTGTACGGAACTGCGATAAACGGTGCCAGAGCCGGTTGTAATGCCGGTGCCGGCCTCTACAGCCATTGTGTTCGCATCAAAGGAGGACACACCAGTAGAACTGATGCTTGAAAGAGTGGTGAATGCTCCAGTAGTAGAGTTTTCACTTACAGAGGTGAAGCCGCCTTTCGAACGAACTGCACCTGAAAAAGTAGTATTAGCCATTTGGTACTCCTGTCTTGGCTAGTGTCAGACCCACCTCGGATCTGTCAGGGACGTATCTATAATACTCTAAAAAAAAGGGGGCCGCAATCGCGGCCCCCAGTCGGGGAGGATTTTTCCCCTTCGTTACGCGCCGGGTGAACCGAATACGCAACGCGGGTCTGAGAAGCCGAACGAATAACGCTCACGAGCCTTGAACCGCATGTTACCGGTGTCGAAGTCCGGGTCCATGTTGGTTGACAAAGGCATACGCTCAAAGTGCTTGAGGCCGTTTGGTGCGTCCGTCTTGATGAAAAACGCATCAGTGTCGGTCAGGTAGTCGTTGACTACATAACCTTCCGGCAGCATGCCCATGCTCTTAATAGCATTAACATCGTTGTCGGCAGTTCCAACACGAAGGTTCGATACCAGCAAGCGTTCAGCAATAAACTGAAGCTGACGTGGAATAATCATCTTCATGCCACGCAGTGCGATAACAAGGCCACGCTCATCGACGAAACCAGCAATGCTGATAAGAGCGTCTTCAAGAGAAGTCTCGTTAAGGTCGGCTGCTACTGATGGCTCGTTGTTGAAAGTGCCACCACTGGTAAGCGGATGCGAAGCATCACAGAGTGCTACACCGTCGCCGCCGGCAGTTGCGCCTGCGGTGAAAGCGTTGTTAAGGACGGAAGCGGCCTTAACTTGCTTTGTGTGAGCCATCGAACGAGCGAGGGCACGGGTGTAACGTGATGCCAGACGGTCGTACAGGTTGTCCTCAACAGCTTCCTCGGTGATCGAGAAACCCATTGCGACGGTCTCGTGGGTATACCGTGCGGTATACGCCTCGTTTGCGTCATCGAACGAGATTCCAGCGCCTTCGTTTTTAACGGGTGCGGCACCAAAACCTGACAGCATGACCTCTTCTTCGAATGCTCGGTCGGAGCCTTCGGTGTCGAAGATTTCAGCATGCTGACCCTCGTAGCGACCATATTCCATGCCAAAGAGGGCATTGAGACCAGGCTCAAGTTCTTTGGCGAGTTGTGCGCGAGAAATAGCCATAACTCACTACCCTCCTTACGAGATTCCGCCTTCAGCAGATCCGCCAGTGGCAGGTGCTGTAAGGGCGTGGTTGTTGATCATCACAATCAGCGGAATGCCGGCAGCAGTGAAGTCAGCGTTTTCTGGATCATCCATAATACCTACGATCTTCAGCGGGTGCGAAAGATCAGCAGCATCTACGGTTGACACATCTAGCTGTGCTGTCGAAATACCAGTGGTTGTATTACCATTTGCTGCGCCTTTGCTAGACTCAGCCGAGAACTCAGCGCTCTCGAAAATGGCGGCGATTGCTGTCGCTTTGTCAGTAAGGGACGCGTCCGAACAAACAATGAATCGCTGCATCGGATTGTCGTACACATTCGCAATTATGTCGAAATTTGTGTTCGCACTTCCCGATCCAGGCCAAGTGTTCGAAAACTTCTTCTTACCGCTGGTCGCGTCTACGTATTCACAGCCAGCAAACACGCCGATAAATTTCAAGGTATCACCGGAAGCAGAACTGGAGACAGCAATGGTGCCGTCATTAGTTGCGATAACCGGAGAACCTTGAAAAATCGCGCTTGCATCTGACTTAATGTGATACGCATTAGTACCGGAAGTAGCTGGTGTGCTACCTGCGGTATTAATCGGCTTCATGCCGAAGGCAACATTTGAGTTTGCCATTGCTCTACCTCATTAGGTTAGGAGGAGTCTTTTCCTCCGAAAGTTACACGACTTTGCCTATCGTTGTGGATAGGCATCGAGGGATGTTGTTCCCTCATAAGGTTTTCGTCAACGGAACGCATCTGATTGCGGGTCTGTTCCCGATAGTATTCAGTTCTTTCTTCGACCGTTTCCTCTGGAATACGACACAGCATTAAGCCGCCTACGCCGATAATTCCAGCATCCTTGCCTTCCTCAATCACTGGATAGCGATTTGCAAGATCGGGGTACTCGTCAGCACGTACCGGTTCCCACCCCTCACGGAGCTTTGCGTGTACGTTGGTTTTATCGTCTTCACCACGGATGTGGGTTCTGACCCAACGATGCTGGTAACCAGCCGGTGCTTCAGGTGCCTCTAACTTGGAAGGCGGAGTCCAGGGCTTGCGCCGCTGGGTGTTTGCGCGACTCTTTGATTCGCGTGTAGTTCTTTCAGCCATGTCTTACTCCTTTACGTACTTGGCATATTCCTCGAGCGGAACATTCAATCGTTTCGCAATCGCAATCTGCGATGGAGTCAGTTTGACTGTTCTGCGCCCCTTTGACGACGACTTTGAAGCCGTGGACCCAGCAGAAGCGACTCTAGGTCCAGCATCGCGCTTTGTTTCCGCAAACTTCTGCGGGAACTCCGTGCGAACACGTTTGTCAAGTTCACTATAATACTCATCTGAGGTGGGGTCAAACCCCTCTTCTTCAATAAGTTGGCGATGAATACCGAAAGCTGCGTAAGTCATGGTTTGATCGTTGCCAAACCAATCGTTTTTAGATGCCCAAGCTTCGGCCTTCGGGTCCGGTTGTGCGGGCTGTCGAGCTTGTGCTTGTGACTGTGGTGCCGCCTCTTTGACAGGCTGCGTTTGTCGTTCTTCGTTTCGGCGCTTGGCTTCTTCGTACCGAGCTTGCTCCAAAGCAATCTGACTAATTCGCTGTTGCGCTTCAAACATCGCATCAGCGTTGCCTTCGTCATAGGCTTTCTTGTACGCTTCTTTAGCCGCAACGGCATCTGACTCAACTCGGTTCCCAAACTCTCCCACATAGGACTGGTCTAGTTTGTCAATTCGAGCACGAAGCTCATCGTTCTGCTCTTTGACAGCTTCCGCGTACTCAAGCGCAGCTTGCCTCTGACGTTCTTCTTCTCGAAACCTGTTCGTTAGCTTTGAGATTCGTTTCTGAACAGATTCAGAATATTGTTCTAATTCATCTTCTTTTGTCTCTGCCCCCGCATCTTGTTCGGCCTCTGCCTGATCAACGGGAACTTCAACTTGTTGCTCTTCTACTTCAACTTCAAGTTCTTCTTTTTCAGCAAGATCGTTTTGCATACTATGCTCCGTATGTCTTGATATCGTCAGGATCGACGATTGTTGCAATGACTTCATCGTCATTGATGATGCGAACCTCGCCACCTTCTATCTGGAAGCGCGATCCGGCGTAGCGACCAATACAAACCCAGTCGCCTTCTTGGCACCACGGTGCGGAATCAGGGCCAAACTTGTCTGGATCTTGATATGCCAGTGGTCCTAACCTCACAACATAAGCTACAACAGTAGCTCGTGCCTCTCGGTCCTTGGCTTGGTCGGGAACGTATATTCCACCCTCGGTTTTAGCTTTACCTTGATAAGGCATAACAAGAATCCGCCAGCCTGTGGGCTGCGGGACTCTGTCTGTCATGGGTTTCTTGGAGGCTTCTTCTTCAGCTTTTTTCTTGGCTTGCTGCTGCCGGAGGACGTGATCAGGGACTAGAAGCGTCGTCATAATTCACCTTTTTTAGCAGGGCGCGTAACTCTTCGATTGAATAAGTGATGCCCTGAATCTCACCTACCATCGCACGGTAGGCTTCCATGTCAGAAGCACCACCACTGGTTATTGATAAGCTAATATCATCTACTCGAGTTTGCAAGGTTTTCTGATACCTTGAAAGAAAATC